CCTTTTTTGTCTCCGCCTTAATCTGCCGCATCGCCCGCTCGACCGCTTTTCTGAGCGTCGGGGCGCTCTGCGCGATGTTTCCTCCGAAACTTGTTACAAACGCCGTGCGAACGACTGCGCCATTTTCATACGTGATATCTGCATCGCAAATGATATGGTTCATCCTCAGCACAACTGATCGGCTGGAGAACGCCGTGAGCGATGGCGCAAAAAGAAAGAACGCAATCCCTCTGTCTATGTAGAATTCGCAGATTTTTGAAAGAATCGAAAAAGGCGGGTTGTCCAGCACGACGCAGCCGTCCGGATAGTCAAGACGCTCATAGTCCCCACCCGGATAGAATGGCCGCACGATGCAGGCCGGGTCAATCCCATACTCACTGCACGCCCAATCCCGGACCGCATCATAAACAAGCGGTGGCGTGTAGCAGTCGTCCGTTGTCTTTTTGGGCTTGAATTTCTCCGTGAACGCATCGTATTCCGGGTTGTCGTCGAATAAGCATCCCTGTTCCCATTGCATGCTGTAGCCCTCCTTTGTTTTTTCTGCCCGCTCAAAGCGTGGCCGGAAATTCCGGCCATGCGTTCAACTGGCAGTCCCTTCTTCTGTGTACCCGCACGCCGTACACGTACACGTATCTGTCTTTTCGTCCCAGCGGCAGCAGCCCACAGCCCAACATTCCGGGCAGATTGGCCACGGGCCTTTTTTCCCGGCCGGATCTGGACCCGGTCCGTTTTGTGTCTCGTCTCGCAGTGTAGCCGGAGACTTCTGCCACATTTCGTCAAGCAACGCGCCTATCCTGCTTTTCAGGCTTCGCAGCTTAAAAAACACCAGCACGCCCAGCGCGATCCACTCCAGCGCAGCAGCAAGCTCCAAAATCTCAATGATCATTTTCTACTCCTTCTATTCCTTCCATAGTCGCTTGGCAGTATTGGCAGCGGCTCGGCAGGCTCTCCCTCACGCCGCCCTTTTTCCAGACTTCGACGTGCGTCTTCTGCGGCCTGCCGCAGGCCGGGCAGCGGTAGACGTGGAAGATATCATCCCAGCGCCAGACCATGCGGACTGCGTTTTTCTGTTTCAAGTCCCATCACCTCCCTCATTGTTTCAACCAGCCTCTTTTCAAGTTTGTCCTGGTCGGTCTTCACTTCCATCGTTACGCCCTCCTGCTCTACCCACACGCCGTCCGTGCGCTTCGTAAACCCAGCAGGCGCGAAATTTCTGGCGTGTTCCAGCTCCGGCGTATGCCTGCACTGTGGATAGCTGCATTTCTCGCAAGCCTTTCTGTCGCAAAGGAACAGGATATTCCGCTCTTTCTCCCGCAATACGCCGCTCGGCAGAATAACGACTGGCTGCCCGATCTCCGCCGCAAGCTGCTCCTGAAGCTTTTTCCGATCGCCGTCACGCATCGCGACTGTGCATTCCAACAAAATCATCCCTGCGCCGCCTCCATTTCCTTGCGCTCTTGCATAAACCCGTGCAGGAACAGCTCCAGCAGAGCGGCGGCTCGGTTGGTCAGATTTGTGAAATCCTTTTTGCTGATCTGCAGTTTTCCGGTCGTAACAACCTCAGTTTCCGGTCGACCAATAATCTGAATTGTCGGATTAGGCACCAGCGTCTTTGAACCGTCCGCCCCCACTTCGAAGAGCGGCGGCGTGGACTGCTCCATGACGATGCGCGGCGGGTACTGCTCGCCGCGGAAGCTGGTATCCCATTGCTGTTTTTCGTAGTATGCGACAAAATTGTCTAGGTCGTGCGCAAACGCGCCCATGATTTCTGCCATGCGGGTGAATTTGCGTTCCGGGCAGAAGCGGCACTCGGTGCAGCTCCAGGCGTCGCGGTAGTTGTTGCGCGTCGGGCAGAAGGCGTTGTAGCAGATCCCGGAGCCTGCCCACTGCGGGCCGCGGCCGATTTTTTTCTTCTTCGGTTCGGCTTTTGGCTTTTTGGCTGGACCCTTCTTGGTGACGAGCGTGGCCGCGCGTTCTTTCCGGAAGCAGCCGCAGCTTTTTGCATGTCCGTTCCGGAGGTATTTTCCGTCCTTGCTGCATATGGTCCCGCATTTACACCGGCAGATCCAGTGTGCCGTGTCTCCTTTTTTGCTGGTATCCCGCCCGATGACGTGCAAATATCCAAAGTCCTTGCCCGTCAGATCGACTACGTGCGACATTTCCATTCTCCTTTCGTCAGGGGCCGGTCTCCCGGCCCCTATGCAGGGCGGGCTTTCACCGCCTGCGCCTGCGCGTCCCCCTGTCGCCGCAGACGAGCTGCCCTTGTCTGCTCAGGCAGCTTTCCATAAGGAGGTAACACGATGCCGCCGGGCGATCCCGACACCCGGCGTGGGGTAACGTTGACGGTTCCCACCCGCGCGCACGTTCCACACGCGCTTTTTATCCCCGGCCCGCGGGCTTGAGGTTTCGCGGGCCGGGCGCAAAGCCGGGGTGATCCTCCCGTAGCCGTCTCATGGCGGAGCGGCCGCGGCCAAAGTCCGAAAAAATATGGTCCCCGGCTGATTGCTGGTCTTAGTCCTCGGGCTGGCTGATGTCCTTGTGCCGCAGCCCGTCGGCGTTCTCGGTCAGCGGCAGCGCCTGCCGCCGCGCGTGCTCATCCGGGTTCCAGCCGCACCGCGCGCAAAGAACCGGCGCGAGCTTTGCATACGGACAGGCATTGCCCTGCTTCGGCAGCCCGCATGCCTCGCGCGGGCTGCTCTCGTTTTTTTCTGGCACGCTATACCTCCTGGATCTCGATCCCGAATTTGGACCGCATGAATTTGCGGTTCCTCAGATATTCCTTTGTCCGCGTGGCGGTCGACTTCACGTCCTCGACGACCAGCTTTCCGCCGAATCGGTAGGAAAAGTCCGCCGTGTACCGAATCGCGCGGATCCGCTCCCCGGTCTCTGTCACATAAGATTCCTGCAGCGTGAATTGCGGCTGCAGCCGCAGGTCGGAGATGATCCCGGCCCGCAGCATCACCATCAGCTCGTCATACCGCCGTGCCTCCTTCTGGCTGTCAAAGCGCAGCTCGCCGCGCGTATCCTTCCGGCTGCCGTACTTCGTCTTCCCATGGCTCCCCTTGTGAAGGGGAGCTGGCGCCGCAGTGCCTGAGAGGTCGATCTGCTGCCGTGCATAAAGCTCCCGCATCCTCGGCGGCATGTCCGCCATGGATTCAAACCGCAGGCCGCTCATTCTGTAACTCCGTTTGTTCGCAGTTTTCCGTCTGTGCATCCAAAATCTGCGTGATGATACTCGCCAACTGTTCTGCAGCACGCATATCCCTCGCACCACGCTGCATACTTACTGTGCCTGCAGTCCTTGCAGCGCACCACCTCCGCAACGTCGGCGGCGGGCTGACGCAGCAGAAGCGTTTTTACCCGCTGGGGTGTCCAGTTCGGATTTTCCGCGTTGCAGGATTCAAAGTCTTTCAACGCCGCTTCGCGGCTGATGTATTCTTCAGGCATGGTTTACCTCCCTCAACCAAAGTTCACTTGCCTTCATCTCTCCCGCATGGAATGCAGATTCCTTTGTTATTCCGCCCTCGTCCATTTTCTTCCGCAGCAGCTTCGCGTACAGGGTGATCGTCAGCGTATCCTCTACCACACCGGCGTTTGTCTTCCAGCGCGGCTTTGCTGTCAGCCCCCAGTTTGCATGGTTTCGGCTCGTGCCGATGGACATGAGTATCTTTCTTGCGCGTTTTCTGGTCATGACCTTCCCTCCATTTCCTGCAGTGCCGCCTCGCAGCTGATGTATTCGTCAGGCATGGTTGGCCTCCAATTTGCCTTTGTGTTTCTTCACGAGCTCCTTCGCTAAGTTCAAGCCGACTGCAGTATAGTCAAATTCGGAGTCCCCGATAGCCGGTTCAACGCATCCTTCCGTCCCACCATATGTGCCATGATGCTGTGCGAAGTCACTTCCGTCCGGGAAACGCACTGCATAGCCGTCGTACAGGTGCTCTATCGTGCATTTGATTCCAAGATCGACGCAAAAATGGTACAATGCGCGTATTTCAGTGTATTTTTCTGGAAAATCTAACGTTCTTTCCTCAGGCGGCAGCACCACCACGCGCCCGTCCTTGTCTGCCTCGGCAAGCTCGCGGAGGCGGCTAGGCTCCACGCCCAGCGTCTGCGCTGCCAGATTTATCATCGTGTTCTCCGTAAATGGAGCCTTGATTTCCTCCGGCGTCAGCTTCGCCAGCATGATCTGCCCCAGATCCGCAACGTACACCAGCCGCCCACGGCTATACACCATCAGCTTGTCGCCCTGGATCTCCATCCGGTCGGCCTCGATGTTCGTGATATCCTGGCAGGCGTCACACACAAACCTCATATCAACGCCCCCGGCCGGGTGTCCGGCGTGTAGTGGAGCTTGGTCGCGCGGGCGTTCTGATGGTACTCCGGGCGTGTGAATTTATAGCCCCAGTGTTTGGCGGCGGTAAAAAGGGCCGCATAGCCGTCCTCGGCGCGGACGATCACTTTCTGATCGCCATATGTAACGGAAAAGTGGTTCTGCCCGGTGTATCCGGCCTGTGCGATCACGGCGGGGCGCCGCGGCGCCCGCTCGCCGGGGTAATCGATGCTATTTCGCAATGTGTTTGCGCCTCCTTATCTGGTTGTCGGCATGGACCATCTGCTTTCCCGCTGCAAGGTCGGGCTGCAGGCTGTCCCTGTCACGGTGGTTTACGTCGTAGATGTGGTTCCGGATGCTCTCGTAGAGCGTCCAGGTGCAGCACCCGGCGCGGCATGTGCCGCTTCGGTCCGGGCAGTTCCGGCCGCAGAGCGGCGGGATGGGCCGCATGCGCGGCGCAAAATAATTCACTCCGCTTCCTCCTGTACGTGCTGCAGCCATGCCGCGATCGTTTGCAGCGCCGACTCTCGCCGTAGAAGGTCTTCGACCGTATCCCGGTCGACGCGCGGCATGCTCTGCAGGATCTCCCGGTCATTGGCGCAGTCATCGGCAAAGGCGAGGACCGCGTCGATGATGTCGGCCAGCTGATCCGGCCGGAGCTCGACCGTGATCTTCGGCACGTCCATCACAGGATCCCGTAGGTCGTCAGGCCCAGCGCGATCGCGCCGGTCGCGACGCATGCGTCGGTCATTTCTGCGTACCCGGCGATCACAGCAAAAACGAACGCCGCGCCGCCCAGCCACAGGCAGCAGCACTTGGCCACGCGCCGCATGGCCTCCCGGTACCGCAGCTCCTCCAGCAGCCGCTCCTGCCGCTCCCTGGTCTCTTCCTCCGGCTCATACCCGAGCCGCTCTGCAAGATTGGTTCTCATTTCTTCTCCTCCGTTTCATCCGTTGCGGTCTGTACGGTCTCTGCCGCTTCGATCTTTTCCAGCATCCGCTCGATATTCCTGTGTTCCTTCTCAATTCTCTCGAGCTCTTTCCCAATGGCTTCCCGCCTTGCTTCGCTGCCTGGCTCTCCCTCTTTAAGACGGAACGCATCCGCATCCATCCGGATCATGTTCCTTTCGAGCGTCCACTTGAGATACAGCCATTCAGCCGTTGTCAGAAGCAGCTTTTTCATGCCTTCGCCTCCTGCAGACGTTCTGCCGATTCTACCAGTGCCAGAAGTCGCTTGTATTTCTTCACCTTTTCCCGGTCGCACTTTGCGAGGTGCGCAGCCCGTTCGGTCATTTCCTCGTTCTCAAATTTGGCTGCGGCGAGCGCTTCGGCCTCATTGTGGGTCGCGATCACAAGCAGCTCCAGCGTGTGCTTCAGCTCAAACCAATCGTCTCCGCTGAGAATCAGTTTCCGCATTCCGCTTATCCTCCTTCGTCTCCTGCATCCGCCTGACGAGCCGCGACAGACGGGCGTTTTGTGTAACGAGCTTCTGTGCGTCCAGGTCAAGCCCCTTGCGCTTCAGCCCGTTTATGATCTGCGCAGCCTGGCACTCACACACCAGCGCCGCCTCGATCAGATCATGCAGCTCCTGCGCATCCAGCGTCAGGGTGTAGGTTTTGACGTTCGCCATAATATCGACTCCTATGTACGCGCCTTGCGGCGCGTTTAATTGCTGGCCGCGGGCAGACGCCCTTCGGCTGCGGCCCGCTCGAGGATCTGCCACGCCACGCGGCGGGCGGCCTGCCGGTTGGCCTCTTTCTGCTCCGGCGTCAGCCGACGCAGGTAGTTGTCGGCGATATACGCCGTGCAGTTTGGGAAATGATACTCGGCCACGATGTGCGGCTCTTCGTCCGCGATCGGGTCATACGGCTTTCTCATGGTTCAGCCTCCTTCCGGCGTTAGTTTTTCCAGATTTTACAGTCTTACGCTTTTTACCCTTGTTCGGTCCCCGCCCACGTGGTAAGATGTTGGCGGGTGGTGTTTTTATGACAAATAGGCAATACGATATCTGTACAAAAATTGATAACAAGTGGACGCTCAAGAGAATCCTCAAAGAATTTCACCTTGAAGATTACAGCGCCCTGCAAGATGAGCTTGACGATCTCAATCTCGATGCCCGCTGCACGTTCGATGATAACGACCCCGTTTCCCTCGATACCCGCTCGCAGGCTGCTTTTGAGGAATCCCGGCGAGATCGGCGTTACCGGCTTATCCCGGTTGTAATTTCCGTTATTTCCGTGTTCTTGGCTCTTGCTTCTGCGTTGATTGCGCTTGGAGCGCTCCAGCTTTCCAGTATTGAGATCTTTGGTCGTCCCCTCAGCTTCCTAGAAATCCTCGGATTATTCCCCAAGTAGTAACGAAAACTATCAGCATTATGCATATCAGCAGCAGCGCAAGCATGATGCCCAGCAGTATCTTGCCCACGTCCCACATGGCATGCGATACTCGCGCCCAAAATCTTTTCCATTTACTCGGGTGGTTCCATCTTCGGATCTCTTCGTTGAGCGTGATCCACTCAAAGTTCCCCGGTTCAAAATTCCCCTTGTCGCCGATCCGGCCCGGGCACATTCTCATTGCCACGTTTTCACCGTTGCTTCTCTCTTCGTCGTAGCCGTTTGCCAGCGCCCATTTTTTAAACCGGAAGTAGTCCTTCCATTCGTCGCAGACGGTCACCCCGGCTTTTTTGTACGCTTTTTTCGGGCTGCGCCCTTCATAGCCTTTATCCCGGTAGCACCGGCGCATCATGTAGCTCCAGTTCCGATACATCCACGATCTCTGTTCCTCGGGTGTCACCCGCGCTTCGGTCTCTCGCATCAGATCGGTAATGTCCTCCACCTTTTTGCTTGCCACGGCTCACGCCTCCTTCCGCTCGTCTTTCTTGCTCTCCATGAGCTTTGCGCACGCGGCCATACCCTGCAGATACATCAGCGCACCCTCTCGCAGTTCAGGCTTCAGCTTGTTCATCTCGGCCGCAATGGTCTCGACCTGGTTTTTCTGTTCTTCCGACATTGATCTCACCTCATCTCACATGTTATCTAACTTGTGAGTATAGCGTAACACCATAGTTAGGCTTTGTCAATATGTTTTTTCGTTTTTCCGCAAATTTTTATTGACACAGTTAGATTATAGCTGTATGATATCAGTATGGAGGTGATCCTGTGAATGAACGCATACGTCAGCTTCGGAACTCTTTGAAGCTTTCTCAAGCTGAATTTGGCGCAAAAATTGGCCTATCACAAAATTATATATGGATGATTGAGAAGGGTGAGCGCACGCCCAGTGACCGCACCGTCTCGGATATTTGCCGGGAATTCGGCGTATCGCTCGCATGGCTGGAGGATGGCGTCGGCGAAATGTATGTGCAGCGGAGCATGAACGAGGAGCTTGGCCTTATGGTCTCTACTCTCATGGGCGAGGCTGACGAGTCTTTCCGCAAGCGCTTCATTTCCGCTATGATGGAGCTGCCGTCGGAGTTCTGGCCAGAATTCGAGAAATTCCTGAAAAAAATCACCGGAAGCAATTAAAATGCTTCCGGCGTTCTTTTTTTATATTGATATTTCAATTCTTATAATCCCACGCATAAAACGCAGTATGATCTTCAGCTGCTCCGGCGTTGCCCGCTCGAGCAGGCTTTCAATCTCCGCTATGAGGTGTTGTTTCGTATTTTTCATTTCATCTCCCCCATTTCTCCACAAAAAGACCGTTCATTTTTTGTTCACTTTTCCGGTTGTGCTTTCTTCGGCGTTGCCTTACAATATTTGTAGGTCCTCTTTCCTGACTCGCATGATTATATTAGAACATACGTTTGATAATTACAATTATAAGATTTAACAAAAGAATCTCCTGAAACTGTGCACATTGTACGATTGCGTTCTTTTGTGGAAAGGTTGCATCTATGTCTCAAGCCAAATCACCAGACGAATACCGGCAGTTTACAAAGCCCGCTGAACTCCATAAGGCTATCAACGTCCTGCGTGGAATCGTCGCTGGCATCTCATCGAGCGGCGACGTCAGCACAGACGAAGTCAACGAACTTGCAAATTGGTGCCTTGTCCATGCCAACCTCCGAGACCGTCACCCGTTTTCGGAGCTTATCCCCGTCATTGAGGAGGCCATTAAGGACGACCACATCGATGAGGACGAACGCGCAAATATCCTCTGGCTGTGCGGCAATTTTGCCGACAACTCCGGGTATTACGATATCGTCACATCTTCTGTACAGTTTTTGCACGGCATGATCCACGGGATCATGGCTGACTCGGATATCAGCGACCGGGAAATCCGCGTGCTTTCAAACTGGCTTGACGCCAACGACTATTTGCAGGGTACATATCCTTTTGATGAGCTGAACACGCTGCTGCATGCAATTTTGGAAGATGGCAAGATCACCGAGGATGAGCTCAACTCCCTGCTTGCGTTTTGCAGCAACGTCGTCGATTTCAAGGATTCCCTGAATCTGCGTGAGCCTGACTTCGAAGCCTTGCGAAAGAAATACTCTGTCGGCGGTATCTGCGCATATTGCCCGGAAATCACGTTTAACGGTAAGATTTTCTGCTTTACCGGTGAATCCTACCGTGCCACTCGTGCAGAGCTCGCTGCGGAAGTCGAGCGCCTCGGCGGTACTTTTAAGAACACCGTATCAAAAAAGACTGACTACCTGATCGTCGGCAATGCCGGGAACCCGTGCTGGGCTTATTCCTGCTATGGCCGGAAAATCGAGGATGCGATGGCCGTCAGGCGCAACGGCGGTAAAGTCCAGATCATAAATGAGACGGATTTCTGGGACGCCGTATGGGATAGCCCGCTCGCCGACACAGAAAGCTGATCCTGTCGTGTTTCGCCCGCGCCGCTGGCCGAACAACGGCGCGGGCTTTTGCTTGCGCAGGCGACCGGGAGCCGTCTGTAACTTTAGGATAGCCTGTCCAAGGTAGACTTGTAAAGATATGGTAGTTACTTTTTGCAGTCAGACGTCTTGCTTTTTTGGGGGGAATGACATGTTTTGAAGGAAAAATTATCTGATTTATGCCGTGAGCAGAAGCAGACGATCACTCCGCACAAAACAAACCAGGACGTCGCCGAAAATACCGACCTTTCCGTCGGCACCGTCTCCCAGTTCTTTCGCGGCGACATCAAAAATCCGTCTGTTTACACGGTCGGCCCGATCTGCCGGGAGATGGGCGTTTCTATGGATGAGTATTTCGGCATTCCTCATGATGAGCCTGCCGAGTCTTCCGAGCCTCCCGATGCTGAAAAACTCCGTTCCGAGGCCGCGGCCCTTCGTGCACAGCTTGCTCAGCAGCAGAAGTCCCTGCGCATGCACCGACTTGTGACGCTCATCCTCTTGGGTATTCTTTTGCTGTGTGCCCTTGCGCTTTTGGTCGACGTTCTTATCCCATCAATCGGCTGGATCCGCACATGAATAAAACCGCTCCGGCCGGCGCCGGAGCGGTATCCGTATAACCTTTTGCCCTTGTGGCGAGAATCTGCTTATGAAATTTACATCTACCTGGAAAATCGCCGACCCGCTCGCGCAGTACATCATTTACCTGCGCAAGTCCCGGAAGGACATGGAGGCCGAAGCTCTCGGCCAGACCGACACGCTCAAGCGGCACCGGGCCGCGCTTTTGTCGCTGTCCGAAAGCCGCGGGCTGAACGTCGTGGAGATCTGCGAGGAAATCGTGACCGGCGACTCCATTGCCGTCCGGCCGGAGGTGCAGAAGGTCCTGCAGCTCGTCGAGACCGGCAATTACGCGGGCGTCATCGTCATGGAGGTTGAGCGTCTGGCGCGCGGCGACACCATCGACCAGGGCATTATTGCTCAGACATTTAAATACTCCGACACCCGCATCATCACGCCAAACAAGACCTACGACCCGAACAATGAGATGGACGAGGAATACTTTGAGTTCGGCCTCTTTATGTCCCGGCGCGAGTACAACACCATCAAGCGCCGCCTGTCCCGCGGCAAGGAGGCGTCCTTGCGCGAGGGCAAATGGATCTCCGGCAAGACGCCCTTCGGCTGGTCGCGTGAGAAGCTGCCGAATGACAAGGGCTACAAGCTCGTCCCGCATCCGGAGCAGGCCCCGATCCTCCAGCAGATCTACAACTGGTACACCGGCGAGGGCTGCGCGCGCATCGGCGCGAAGGCGATCTCCACGCGGCTGAACAGCCTCGGCGTCCCGACCAACTCCGGCAGCCTCTGGCGCGCGGACTCTGTGCTGGATATCCTGCGCAATCCGGCAAATGCGGGCTGGATCAAATCCGGTGGCCGACCGGAGACGAAGCGCATTGTCGACGGCGCTGTCGTCGTCAGTCGCCCCCGCACCCGGCAGGAGGATCTGAAGCTTTATAAAGGGCTGCACGACGGCCTGATCTCGCAGGAGCAGTACGACAAGGCCGTCGCTCTGAGCTATTCCAGCGCCAGCCCGCGCGGCAAGGGCACATGGGGGACCGTGACGAGCCTCGCCGGGCTCGTCCGCTGCGACCAGTGCGGCCGCGTGATGGTGCGCCGTCCGTCGTCCGGCAACCGCCGCGATACGCTCCTTTGTCCCTCCTACGGCTGCACGACCGTCAGCGCGTGGTATGATGATGTGGAGGACGCCGTGCTGGATGCTCTGCGTGGCTGGCTGCGCGAGCTGGAGCTCGGTGAGGCCGCTGCGCCAGATGACACGCCCATGCGCACCGCGCTCGAGTCCTCGATCTCCGCCGACCGCAAGCAGCTTGCCAAGCTGGAGGCGCAGGAGGCCCGCGCGTATGAGCTGGTCGAGACCGGCGTCTATACGCCGGAGATCTTCCTGCAGCGCTCGCAGGCGCTCGCCGCTGACAAGCAGGTCATCGTCGACCGCATCGAGGCAAGCCAGACCACGATCACCGAGCTGGCCCGTGCCAGACAGGCCCGCGCCCGTCTGGCCCCCGCCGTCCGCCGCGTCCTCGAGACCTACCCGCTCGCCGCATCCCCGCAGGAGAAAAACGCCCTCCTGAAAACTGTCCTGCAGAAGGTCCTCTACCATAAACAGACCAAATCCTACACCAAATCCGGCAGCGACATGCACGTCACCCTCTACCCCCTCGCGGATTGAACATTATACATTTATTCGGTACGCATGAATGAATCCCATCTAAATATAGGTTCTATAGCAAGCGGAAATCCCCCCTGGTGACAGGAGGGATTTCTTTATTTTGCAATATGCTCATAATACGCCATGAGCTTCTGTTCCGGCCCCGGGCCGTCCTTGTCGAGCAGGAACGCCTTTGCCAGCGCGGCGTAGAACTCCGGGCGGTTGAGACCGAATTCTACGGCTACTGGGTAGTAGTCCGAGTACATCATGTTCATTGTTACGCCCCACGCCCAGCGCGGGACCACAGGTGCCTGAATGCCCATGCTCTCGGCCACGGCCGTCGTCTGTTCCATCGTCCAGTGCGGGCCGGTCGTGCCGTCGGCGTTGCGCATGGCTGCCGCCCACTGCATGGCGGTCGCGCGGTCAAACTCGACCGTCTCCGGCTCGTCGTGGTCCTCGAGCTTATCCAGCCGGCACAGCAGATCTGTGACTGCTGCGGCCTGCTCGACCGTACGCATGGACACCGGGCACTCCGCGATCTCCCGCAGCGCGGCGTGGAGTTTGTCTTTATACGCCTGCATGATATCACCTCATGCGAGCTTGAGCAGCCCCGTGCAAAGCTCGATCACGGAGCCTGCGGCCGTGCTGTCGGTCGTCGCCACGAGCGTGAATGTATGATTGACGCAGCAGCAGCACCCGGACAGCTCCAGATCCGTCTCCGTGTGGATCTCCGCATTGCCGGATGCCGGCAGCGTGACGCGCTTGAGCGTGCAGGGCAGCGCGACGCCGTCCATGTACCACTGCAGGGTCAGGACGCCCGCTGCCGTCGCCGCGATGACCGCATCTGCGGCCAGATGATACAGGCCGATCTTGACCGTGTCGTAGCTCTGCGGCTCGACCTGGATGGACGAACCGGAATTGACGACCTTTGCCCCGGCCAGCGTCAGCACGTTTTCGCTGTCTGCCGCGAGCAGTTGGGGCGCGTTATTAAAATATCGGACGCATGATTTTTGATACGCCCGATTTCCATTGCCGTTATTACAAGCCATTTTCATTACTCCTTCCGTTTGGGCTTATGTGAAGGGGCATTATGCCCCGGATAGCTATATCAGGATGGGTCCGCGTCAGGCGCCGCAGCCGCACGGATTGCAGGGCGGGTTCTGGTAGTACCGGCCCAGCTGGCCGAGGATGTACTGCGACTGCATGTAGTCGTTGTTCGCGGCTCTGCTCTGCGCGAGCTCGTCGCGCAGACGCTGGTTCTCCTGCTGCTGCAGGAGCGTCCGGGTCGCCTCGCCCTCGGCGTGGATGGCCGTCTTGATCTCGCATGCGTTGATGCTGGCGTTGTAGTTGACACCGTCGATCGCGCGGAGAATGTCGCAGCAGCACTTCTGCTGCACAGAGATGCCGCTCTCCGTGACGGACTGCAAATCGCGCAGCTCGCCGAGGATGTTGTAGGCGTTGTCCTTGACGGCGCTGGTGACGTCGTATGCGCTCTGGCGCGTTGCCGCGACACCCTCGTTGTTCTGGCGCTCGAGGGCTGCAAAGTCCGTCGCACGCTGTACGTCGGCCTGCGTCGCCGGGGCACTCTCGCCGCTGCCGCCGAAGCCTCTGCCCGCGAAGAGCAGGAAGAACAGCGCGATCAGGATGACAATGCCCCATCCGCCGAAGCCATAATCCTTATCCATGGTTTTCCCTCCTTTCTGGGTGGAATGAATTTTGATAGGCGCTTGCGCGCGGTATCACTTGCCGATCTGGCCGACGAGCTCGCCGACCGTCTTGTTTTTGTTTGCCTCGAACCACGCCTCAAAGCCTGGCTGCGAGGCCAGGAAGCTAAGCACCATCTGCGGGCTCTGCCCCTGCAGCGTCGTCTTCGCTGTCTGCAGCAGACCGTTCAGCAGCTTGTTTCCCCCGCCGTTTCCGCCCATCAGGGCCATAATCGGATTTTGCATTGAGCTTTCCCTCCAGTTCTTCGATTTTCCCGGCCATGCTCTGCAGGCCGGCCGTGATCTGTTTCAGCTGCTCCTGCAGCTGGGTTGCCGCCTTTTCCTCTTCTGTCGGCTCCGGGAAGATCCGGAACCGCGCGATGGTCTTGGCCGCCATGCTGTCCGTGCGGATGTAGTACAGCAGGTTCTCGGTCTCGTGCAGCGCGAGCGCGTTGTCGTTCGGCTGCATCTGCAGGTTGTTGATGCTGGCCTCGCTGGCCACGGTCAGCACGCCGAGCTTCGGCGGCTGCGGCGGCAGCTGCGGGCCCTGCGGCCGCGGCATGGGCTGCAGCTGGATCTGCTGCGCGCCGTCCATCTCCCAGCGGCCCGTGTACGGGTTGTACGCCATGCGGTATCGCCCCTTTCTGCTACCATTCTAGCGTTTCCCCGTCCCCGCTGGGGGACAGTTCCGGGACATTTCTGTCCCATTTGTGGGACATGCGGGCATAGAAAAAGCGCCATGAGCCGTTGCTCATGGCGCTTTCTCTTTGTCCGTTTTCCCTGCCAGACGGCGGGCGATATTGTAGATGTGCGGCAGGCGGCGGGAGATGGTTTTGCGGTCGACGCCGATCTCGGCGGCGGCGTCCATCTGCGGGAGCCTGCCCACGATATAAAGCTTCACGATCTGCTGATCGATCTGATCCAGTATGCCCTCGTCAGTGACGCGCTCCCAGTCGCTGCGCGTGAGGTGTTCCAGCTCCTTCGGCAGAGCCAGCCGCGCAGTTATGCTTTCGTCACTCCCTTCGGCCCGCCGCCGGGCAGGGCTTACTTTTCCTTGTGCTTCAGCACAGCGATATTACCCTTGTTGCTCACTTCGAGATCCAGCGCGGCGGCGATATCGCGGACTTTGACGTAGTTCGTACCGTTTTTCAGGATGCGTTCAACGGCAACTTCCTTTCCGTCCACGATGATCTTGCTCTTTTCTACCATTTCGGTTTCCTCCTCTGCATTTTTTCCATCTTCGAGTGCCATGACCGTATGGCCCTCGCTTACCAGCACGTCCCCGCGCAGGAGATTGGCGTCTGTCGTCAGGTACTTGCTGCCGGTCAGCAGCACAAAATCTCCCGTTGCGGGCCAATCGTGCAGCATGCAGTATGTCGTGCAGCTGTTGCCCTGCCGACGGTAGAGCGCTTCGACCGACGCGCAGCCTGCGGCCACGGCGCAGAGCGTCATGAGGCCGGAGCAGTCCGTCTCCACGGGCTTTGTGATTTTGCTTACGTCCCACTGGACGGCTTTGGCGGCCTCATACGCCGTGTTCCGGTCGCTCATGTCGTAACCGATATTCCGGTTTTTAATCGCCGCCTCGCACGTCTGCGCGGCCCGCTCGGCCTTTTTGCGGCTCTTGTAGCGCAGGACGCCGAGCCAGCGGCCGTTGTACCAGTTGGAGATATTCAGCTCCCGCCCGGTCTGGTTTCCTGGCTGCTGGTTGTGTCCTCCGGTTTCTCCAAGGCTGGCCTGTCCGATTTTGATACTCATGCCCGCTCACTCCCGTACAACTCGTGATGCAGCTGCAGCACGGCGGCCTCGATCAGCTTATCGATCGTTTCCACATCAAATTGAATGCCCTTCTCGGCGAGGAAGTTCACAACATACGCCTTTTTCGCCGCGCCGTCCGTCGCGGTGTACAGCTGCTCCGCCGCCTTTACGCCGATCTCGACGTAAGTGCGGAGCGTTTGCAGCTTATCCGCGTCGATCTTGGTTTTAAGCCACGGGATCAGAAACGCCGAGACGAGCGCGCTGATGAGCGCGATCACTGCCGAGATGATTTGCGTGTAGTCCATAAGTATGCTCCTTTCAATCTTTCAGCACGATCTCCGCGATGCGTGCTGCCGCTTCCGGGCCGTATTTCTCGGCCCATTTATCCATGTACTTCTGCGCGTACTTCGCGCGGTTCTCGTTCTTGGCCTTCCAGAGATAGAATCCGCTGGAAGCTGTTGTTTCAGCCAGCACCGCAAGCGTGATCTCTGTCAGATCTGCGCCTGCCGCGCAGGCGATGATGAGCGCGAGGCTGACGAGCGCGCTGCAAATCAGCCACTTCTTGCTAAACTCCATTGCTATGCCCGCATTGCGCCTCCAGCTGGTGCAGGAATTTTTTCACGTCGCCGTTCCCGCCCATCTTTTTATACTTCTCTCCGGCGATCAGGCGTTCGGCCATCGGCATTTCCTCGCTCATGATTGTGAGCCGGAGAATTGCGAGATACTGCTCGTTCTGATGCGTCTGCATCTTGTCGAGCTTTTTGTCGATCTCGCCGAGATGCTCATCCTGCGATGTGGCCTTGCCGCGCTTTTTCTGTATCGCGCCGACGACGGCGTTGACGACCGCCGTCAGCGCGGACGAGCCGAGCACGGCACAGACGAGCGTAACGATGATGGTCTTGGTGTCCATGGCTATGTACCTTCTTCCGTGATCTTCTTCCACCCGTCCGGGTTGACGGACGGGGTGTAGACGTTGGCGGCGAGCAGGGACTCGTAGAGCTCGTCCTGCCACCAGCCGCGCTCTCCCTTGGCGAAGGCAAGGGTCGCGGTGATGGTCTCGGGGATGAGGCGGTAGCCCTGCTTGTACTGGATATCCTCCCAAAGGTTCGGGGCTGCGTCCGGGGTATTTTCGGCCGTGTCCCAGATGTCGACGGCTGCGCGCTTGATGCCGCCCTGCCAGCAGATGCGCGTGCCGGACTTGACGAGACTGCCGTCGCCCGTCAGCTGCGGGAACAGCTCCGGGGCCTCGGACGCGTCCTTGTCGGGCAGGCTGGCCGCGGCCGTCACGATGGCGGCGCGCAGGGTCTGCGCTCTGCTCTCGCCGATGGCGGTATAGACGGGCATGCCCATGAGGGTCGCGGCGGTGTGCTGGGCGGCGGCTTTTTCTGCCTCTGCCCGCTCGAGGGGCAGGGGCTTGCCCATTTTGACGGTGATGGTGCCGTCGCGGTTGTCGGTGACGGGACCGGCGAGGGTGAAGTCCGCGTAGTCGTCCATGTAGCGGTCCTCGGCGGTCTCGGTCGTCGACTTGACGGTTCCGTCCTCGTTCATCTGGACGTTGCCCTCTGCGTCCAGCACAGGGACGGCCGTGGTGTAGCGGTGGATCATGCCCCAGACTGCGCCGTCGCAGAACAGCGCCAGCGGGTCCGGGACCGCGTTCTTGGCGATGGTGACGGCGCGGCTCTCGCGCCCGCCCCAGTCGGCGTCGCGCATGCGGCCGGCGGCCGGCCGCGTCTCGATCTCCTGCCCTCCGATGGTGATGTACCAGGTGTCCATAAGTTCCTCCTGTCTATTGCTGCACGGCATTGGCCTGCAGCCATGCTAATAGTGCTCCTGTTGGCATTTCAGCGAAAGTCACTGTCCGGAATGCCTCTTGCGTCCAGCTCCCGTTGAAATATGCGTACCAAATATCGCCTGGCCCGTAAGAGTAAACAATGCTTGGCCGAGAGCCTGCAGTGATCATGAAGTAGTCGAATTTTTTCCCGTTTGATGTAAAATCAATGGCTTGCTCAAAAACCATTATTTTTGGGGACTCATTTATGATCCACGTCAGCCCGTCGCTGAACTTGACCTCATACGCCGTCCCATTCACCAGAGTTCGACCCCCCCCCATTTGGTAACTTGTACCAGCAATCAGGTCGGTGCCGCCTTTGATGGCGTAGGATGTGCCGTCTTTCAAAATGTGGTGTGTGCCCATGTGGGTCCTCCTTTATGCTGCCGGGCTGTAGGTGCCGTCGGGGTTTTGGATCACGGGGAAGGTGCCGGGAAGGGTGAAGGCGGGGCGGACACCTTCTTCGTAGCTTGTATCAATATTTGAGTCGTATCCGCCATCGTTTGCAACGTTCCATACGTATTTTGAGTAGTATACTACCGTAGAGCGCGTCCACCAAATGCCGGCGGTGTTGTCGTATCTCGCAATTCGTTTTTCGTTGGCGGACGCGCCAATCCCGCTATCGAAGTACGAGCATTTTGCACCATCGGCAGGGATAAGACCGTTGTTATCCGCCGTCCATCCGAGTTCGTAGCAGGACAGAATGAAAGCTTTCGCAGAGAGTCCGTTAGCTCCAGACGATATCTCATTTCTGCTGCCGCTACTGACATATGGGATCTTGATTTGCCTGATGGAGGCCCGAATATTGTCATCCAGCAGGTTAAGGAACGTTCCATTCAGGTAGCTATGAATAGGCGATGCAGAGTATAGGTTGTTAAATGAGCCACTAAAACGCTGCTTCACATAGATATCATTCATCAGCAGCCACGTCCCGTCGCAGCTGCTGTCGTAGAGGCTGCTGTTTGATGGGATGCCCTGATTTACAACGAGAAAATCATACTCTTTGCCGTTCACGCCGATTTTTACGACGCTGCCGACCGGGAGCGTGCCGATGGGGATGCCGCTGGAAAATGGGATATCGTACCCGGTGCCGTTCACCAGCACGCGGCCTTTCTTCTTCGCGTAGCCTGTGCCCCCGATCAGCTCCCGCCCGCCGGATACGGAATAGGCCGTGCCGGAGATCAATGTCTTGTGCGCCATGGGGCCTCCTCACTCATACTGCCAGTTGATGGCCATGTTCTCGGTCGGCGTGGTCTCCGCGGAGACCAGCGTCTGCTTGGTGATGTTGCCGGTCTTCATATAGTCCGTGCCCGCCACGGCCACCGCCCACGCCGTCGGCTTCCCGCTGGCGTCCACCGCCTTGACCTTAATCAGGTCCCCGACGGCCGCGCCGGAGGCGAGGATCACATCTTGCTTTCCGTTCCACGCGTCTTTGTTGCTGCGCACGTCGGCGATAGCCTCGTCGATCTGCGCGCCGGTAAACTGGCTGTTGTAAGCCATACGATCACTCCTTCATACACAGAAAATCCTCGCCGCCCGCGGTCTTCAGCGCCTGCGACTCTCCCAGCGGGATAAAGCCGTAGTTGTCGTTCCAGCTGCCGTCCGCGCCCTGCGCGAACAACGAAATGCGGTATTCCCCATCACCGGAAAGCAGAAAATCGTCGTAAACCTCAAAGGTGCGCTGCGTTCCCGCCGGGGTCTGGGAGAATGACGCGATCAAAGCGCCCTTCCCGCGGCCCCAATCCTCGCCGGACTTCGTCGCGCGGCACTCGAAGGCCGTGTAGGCGATGTCCGACGAGAAGGAAACGGTGATCGAGTCGAACCCCGAGACCGCCGAGATCTTGTTGCCCGTGATGGAGAATGTCAGCTGCGGCGCGGCCATCAGGCGGCACTCCAGGTCCCGGCGGCGTTTTTGACGAAGACCTTGACGATCTTCGTGCCGTCGCCGGAAGACGCTGCCTCGAGGTCCGCGCCCTTGACAGTGACGTTGATGGCGGTGTTCTTCTTGTAGCCTCCCTCCGTGCCGCTGACGTTGGTGGAGCCGCCCGTCGTCGGGATTTGCGTGCCCGCCGTGTGCAGGCTGCTCGTCGCCGGAACGACGCGAATGGTGTATTCCTCAAAGTCCACGTCGCAGACGAAGGAGAACGCCGCTGCATCGTAGCCCGTGACCTTCGAGATCCTGCTCTTGTCGGGGCCGGTGATGGTCACGGCAGGAATCGACGTGTTGAGTGTGATCGTGTCGCTGACTGCGGCCGTTTCGTTGCCGACGTCGTCGCGCATCTTGACATAGATCGTCTTGAGGCCGTCTCCGTCGGGCAGCGTGATGGATTTTGTCTTGGCGAATGTCTCCCACGACGCTTCCGCCTCGGTCCCCGCCGTCTTCGTGCCCCAGATCTTCATCTGGTAGCCCGTTGTTGTCTCGTCGGAGACAGAGATCTTCGCCGTGACGGTCGCGCTGGTCGCGTATTGTGCACCGTCGTTCAGGATCAGCGATAGGCCGGCAGGTGCCAGCGTATCAAGTGTCAGATTGAAAAAACTTGCCATCTGGATTTATCCCCTTTCTTCGCTTGTGAGTTCAATGTACAAAAATCCGCCCGGTCTTTCGTAGATGGTTTTCGTGCCCAGGTGGGCGGATTTGATGCCCATGGAGCCGATGAACAGCTCCAGAATGCGTTTGAGTCCAACTGCCAGCATGTTATCCCTCCAACAGATACAGTGTCCGCGCGTCCTTTTTGTCCAGCGCGTCATATTCGGATTTTGTCATCACGAGGATCGCGTCGATCTGTGCCGACTGGATGCCCCCGCCACCAGAGCCGCCGCCGGAGTTGCGGGCCTCGTTGATGGCGGCGACGAGGTTGCCCTTGTTGTAGGTCTTGAGGTCGTCCAGGTCGCCGATCTGCTTCTGGAGCTGCGCCCAGACGGGCAGGGACGGGTCGGCGGTCTCGTCGCCGGATGGGTCCGCGCCGGGCTGGACTTTGCCGAGGCTCACCCAGACGGTCGGCAGGACGACGCCGCTTTCATTCGCGCCATAGACGCCCACGCGGGCGTGGCGGCCCGGTACGGCCAGAACTTCGTGCGGGACGGGAACGGTATCCCCGTCCCAGTTCGCCGCCAGAACGTCGACGGTGGTCTTGCCGTTGGTAAAGACGGCGGTCTTCGTCAGCCCGTCCCATGCGGGTGAGAAGACGAACTGCACCGTCACGGCCTTGCTCATCCCCGCCGTCAAAAGCTCCGGCGGCGACGCCAGATGCGCGCACGCGCGGGAGCAGTGGATGGTGATCATGCGTTATCAGCTCCTTTTTTGCCGCCCGAAAGGGCGGCTTTTTCTTTCCTATTGTGGTCTATCCGATCACGGTTCCGTTGACCAGTAGTTTTCCGCTGCTATTGCACGCCAGCGTCGCGTATGTGTTTGCGTTGTTCACCACATACACTTTTCCGAAGCACCCGCCGTCAAACCAGTTGTTTACCGCGCCGATGTATTCATCTCCATGTATGCCGACGAAAAACCTGCTTCCGCTCATTTTTACGCCATATCCGTTTTTTATGATCCTGTCTTGATATCCGCTGGTTCCGCCGCCTCCGCCGCTTCCCGGCGGGCCTACGACGTACTCGACGATATAGCTGCCGGAGATCCGCGCGACCTTGACGCGGTCTCCCGTGGCAAAGGTGGCGGACGTGTTGCATTTATAGTGCTTTGTTGTGGCTTCAGTCTGCCCCTCTATGATGAGGGACAGACCATCCTCATAGACCGCTCCGACGGTCGCCAGAAAGTTTTCCGGCAGATTTTCGTCCGGCATGCTGATCGATGATACAAATAAGCTGTTGATGCCCTCCATCAGGCGATCACCGTCCTTTTTGCTGAGTGTGTCATGAGGCTGCCGGGCTGCATGGTGACAGACCAGCCGGTCTCGAGATAGATGCCGCCGATCTCGTCGTGCGTCAGGGCGAGGATGTCGCCGACGCCGTGGCCCGGCTCGGCCAGCGTATAAAATGTGATCGTGCGCGTGGCCAGCAGCGATTCGTTGCGGCGCTTGTTGGCGTAGGCCTGCAGCTCCTCCTGCGAGGCGATGTTGTCCACCCGCTCGACGGAGGTGATGCGCATGCCGCGCTTGAAGGTGGATTTTTTGGACGCCGGATTGTCGTTGACGGCGGTCGCCACCATTGCTGTGTCCATATCCGGGTTGTTGCAGGTCACGACAAAAACGTTCGGTGCGTCAAAGATGTCCGTCTCGTCGGACCAGTCCTGCCCGGGGTGCTTTTCCGGGAGGAACAGGTCCGTCGCGCCGTAGCGCCAGTCGATGATGGCGGCGGATGGCTCCTGGTACGGCTCGAGGCGGCAGACACCGTCGGCGTCGAACCAGAGGTTCTCGTAGTTGATCTCGGAGAGCAGGGCGTTGACGATCGTCAGATAGCTCGTTCCAATCGGCCAGTCTTCGCGGGCTGTGGCAAGCGTCGCGTCTGACGGCGCGGCGATCACCAGCGTGATGCCGCAGGCGGTCAGGAGCTTTCGGATCTCCGTGAGGTAGGACGCTCCGGCCGCAAGATGCAGGAGCGTCTCTGTTTTTTGCGTGTACACCCGCCAGCAGCGGTCGTAAGCCTCGATCTCGACGCGCGTGCCGGAGCTGCTGCCCTTGTTGCTGACGGTCGCGGCCTGATAGATGCCGAGCGATGTTTCGACGCCGTTGATGCTGATCCACGGGCGCAGCTCGTCGGACTCCAGCTCCGCGAGATCGTTTGGCAGGAAGCTGCCCTTGAAGGAGCCGTGCAGGGTGGCTGTCCGGTCGCACATGATCTGCGGGGCACTGCCGGTGTCCCATTGGAGGTGGGTGATGGGCGCGCCGTTTCTGAGCACGTCGACGCGGAAGCGGACGTCACGGGTCAAGGGTGATCGCCTCCTCTCGGTTCGTGTGCGAGATGGTAAAGGAATAGCGGCGCATGAACTCGTCGCAGTTGCTCTCGAGCGACGGGAGCGAGCCGATGACCATATTGCCGTAGCGGTCCTTGAGGCAGACGAGGCGGCCGACAAGGGCCTCAAGCGCAAGGGCGGCGGCCCGCTGCGCGTGCGGCCAGGCGCAGGCGACGGACAGGGCGCGGTCACGCTGCTCGCTGCGCTCCTCGACGGGGTAGGCAAGGCCCGCCAGATGGACGGTCGAGACACCGGCCGAGAAGCTGGTGCGGTTGGTGCGCAGCTGCGTTTCGGACAGGCGCATCTCGAGCCATACGCCGGTCTCGAGGTCGCAGATCATGTTGGTCTCGGGCAGCACTTCGACAGTGTCGGAATTGGACACGCCGTAGTTGTCGCTGTTTGCGTAGCAGCCGCGCACGCGGTAGGTCACGCTGCCGATGCTGGTGTGGTCGATGTACTGCTTTTGGACGGTGCGGGCGATGGCCACGCCGCCCCGCTCGACGAGGTAAAAATCATAGCTTCCGGCGGTCTGCCAGGTGAGCGCGGCCTCATGGCCGGCGGTGACGGTCAGGGTGATGGCCTCGCCCTCGGTGTGCGAGATGGGCAGCGCGGCCGCAGACCACTCGGACCACATGCCGTACTTGTTCTGCACGCGGACGCGGACGGTGTAGCTGCCGTCGGCTAGGTAGACCGGCGAGCGCCATGCCTTTTCCGTGCCGTAGACCGTGCCGGAGGCATAGCCGCTCGAGAGCGTCAGCTGATAGGCCTCCTGCTCAGAGGTCTGCCAGGTGATGCGCGGGCGCGGGCCGGTGGACTGGATGACGATGGACGGGGCCGATGGGGCGTTGATGGCGATAAACTCGGCCTTTTCACTCCACGCCGAGGCCGTGCCGTCGGTGTTGTAGGTGCGCACGCGCCAGTATTTTGTTCCGCTTGTGAATTTGTTCGCCGGAACGTCGTAATACTGGTTTTCTCCCGCGACGGTCGCAAGGGTGTTCCAGGTCGTGCCGTCGGCGGACCATTGCAGGTCGGCCTTGCTCTGCGGCGTTCCGGTGGAAATGATGTGTTGCCACGAGAAGCGGTTGACGATGGTGGCGTCGATGACGATGCCGGATGGGGAGATGGGCTTGGCCGTCGGGGTAACTTCTGTTGTCGTGATCTCCTGCCATGCGGACGTCGTTGTCGTGCCGCTGTTTGCCGTCACCTTTACGCGCCATTCGATCATCCCGGACGGGAATGTGTTTGCCGGGACCGTGCAAGCGGTCGTCGCGCCGGAGACGCTGATCGTGTTTGAGGTGCTCGCATTTTTTACGCGCCACTCGAAGACGGCGGAGGTTTGTTTTATCTCTGCGAAGCAGACCTGTGTGAGGTCTGTGTCGTCTTTGCAGGCCCACGTAAATGTATTCTTTTGCTTTCGATTTACGAATGCCCCAGAAGATGGCGCAAAGTCGCTTGCCTGTATTCCGACGTCATCGTCCGAATACTCACATTCCAAAAACGGTTTGTAGGACGACTTTACGCCATAAAAAATCGCTTCGGATGCGCGCCCGTCTCCTCCGCTCGAGAACGCAAATGCAAATCCGTTTCGCATTCCGCTCTCAAGGTTTTTCTTCCGGGCCGCTTCGTAGAGTGACATTGAGAAGACGACTTCCGCCTGTACGACCTGGTTAAGCTCACTCCATCTTGCAGACCCGACGCCGTCTCCATTGCCATATAGTTTCGGCTGCGTCGCGTATGTTACCGTGCTTGTATCGAGCGGCTCTGCCAATCCTTGCCCGTAAGCCGCTATATACGCGGAGCCCCAACTCCCTAAAATTCCAGCCGTTGGCATTGCATATATTACAAGCCTTACCATTGTAACGCGCTTGTATTTGTACGCAGCTGCTGGTTCTCCAAATTTCAGTAGAATATTATCCCACCCGTCGTACGATCCGGAATGGTTTGTAAACGGCTCCACATACAACTTGTACTGTGTAAGATCCGAATAGTTTGTGTTCGGGTGGTTCTTCGCGACTGCTGTCGAGCCGCTTGCCTGCACTGTAAACGTCGGCATTTACTTCGCCCCCATTCTGGTTGTGATGCGTGCGTTTTTGGCGATGCGGAGGATGGTGTCGAGGTCTTCGACGTGGTCGACGTAGACGGTGGTGTTGTAGGTGTCGCCGGAGGTGTAGCGGGTCTCGCTAGCCGTCTGGATGCGGGAGCCGGAGGGCAGATAGATCCGCTCGAGGCCGTTCTCGTTGACCCGCGTCCAGCCGCCAGACCAGTTGTCCGTACCGGCGGCGTTGCCGAGGCCAAGCACCTTCCGCCGACTTCCGCTCTGATATAGCAGCGTGTTCGCAAGGTCTGATGCCGGGTCTAAAAAAGAGTTTGCAATGTTTGTCCCCAGATTCGAGAAGTCACCGCTAAATATTGCACCAAAGATAGCTGCAAGCGGGCCGGTCAACATCTGTATCAGGTCAACTATGATTTTAATTCCGTCAGCGATACCGGCGATTGTGATACTGGCAATCTTAAGAGCTGGCGTCAGCAAAACAAGCACGTCTCCAATCGCTTCAAGCGCCGGTGACAGGGCGGTCACGACATCAAGCAATGTTCCAAACATTTCAATCAGACCGCTGTTCGCAGCGTCTCTTGCGAGTTGGGAGAATACTTCTCCAAATTTATTATTAAATTCAGTCAATGCAGGCGCGTATTCCGCCGACATGGCATTCTGCCCGGCCTCCAACTGTAGGTTATACCGGCGCAGCGATGTATCAACTTTATCCAGCGTGTCCAGCATATCGCTGTCCATTACATAGCCGGTGTCGTGTGCCTCCTGCGCATATTCCCGCAGTCGTGCAGACCCCTGCTTGATAAGCGGATTCAGTTTCTGGGCACTTTCATTCAGAAGCGACATTGCGATCGCGTCCCGCTCGGTGTAGTTTTCTACTCCGCCGAGCGCATCGATCACGTCCATAAAGACGTCATTGGCATTCCGCAGGCTGCCGTCCGTATTGGTGATCACGACGCCGAGTTCACTGAACGCCGCAAGCGTATCGCCGCCGTTTTCATAGGCGTCATACAGATTCTTGGTGAGATCCTTGATGGAATCCGTGATTGTGTCCATGCCGACGCCCATCAGCTCACCTGCGTAGGTCATTTCCTGAATGGTGTCCGTCGTCATGTTGTATGTCATAGCGAGGTTCTGAATGTCACTTGCGCGCTTTCCGGATTCCTCGGTCATGCTTTTCAGTTTTTCTTCGACCTTTACAATTGCCGTTACCACGCCCGCCATAGCCCCGGCCATGGCGACAGCCGCCCCGCTTACATTTCCGAGCGCGCCGATTGCCTGTTCCGCACCCTCCGGCAGATTGATTCCAAACTTGTCGCCCAGCGTCTTGACGAGATCGCCGAGCGTTTTAGTCTTCTTGTTCCCGTCTTCCTCCGCCTTTGTGAGGTCTTTCAGGCTTTTTTCTGCCGAACCCGTTTTTTCTTCGAGATCTTCCAAGCCGCCCGAAAAGTTGTCGGCCTCCACTCCGGCGTCCTTGAGTTGTTCTGTGTTATCTTTCAGCGCTCTTTCCATTTTCAGAAGCGCCGTTTCCGCGTTGTTGAGCTGTTTCTGGTAGTTTTGCGTCGCAGCGGAATGTTCTCCAAGTGATTTCCCTGCACTTTGCACCATTTTCCGCAGCTCATCGATTTTTTCCTTTTGCGTCAGGATTTTCTGGTTCAGGATCTCGTTTTTCTTGGTCAGCCCTTCTACGCTGCCCTCACTGTCCTTATACGTTTCATCCAGATTTTTTAGCTTGCTGTCCAGGTTGCCAAGCGCAGCGTTGATCTCCTTCACCGCCTGCTTGTATTCGGCTTCTCCGTCCAGCTTGATTTTTGTGTTGATTGTCGGGCCTGCCATTATCCCACCCCCGCGATATAGTCGTGCAACGACGGTTTGGAAGTATCTTCGACCTTAGAAGTTCGGCGCGGTGCGATCAGCTCAAAATACTCACGATAGAGCGATACGCACCGCGCCGGTGTCATTGTCCTCCAAAATACAGTCTCGTCGTTGTGGAGGATATTGATCCAGATATTCAAAAACCACGGAAAGTTTACACTGTACCGCTCATCTCCGTGGTCTTCCCGTTTTTTTCTTCTTCCGATTCCTGATCGTCCGGCTCTCTGATCGCCGCGATCAGCATGTCCATCATCGGCTCGCACAGCCGCTTGAACCCTCTCATGCCGAGCGTCCTGCCAAGCTCCTTCGCGGTCACCCGCTCCGGCCAGCCCTTGCTGTCTGCGTAGTCGTTCATGGCGGCCGCCGCAATTTCAAACACCGTCTTCATGGTCCGGCCTTTCAGCAGGACCGCATTCAGATTGCCGTCGTGCAGCTCCTGAAGGTCAGCGAGCACATTCATGTTTACCGAAAGCTCGTATGCTTTGCCCCCGTATTCAAACGGATGCTTCTTCAAACGAATGTCCCCCATCAGGTCTCACCCAGCTTTCCTTTGATCCAGGCGATGGCTTCCGCCGCGGTGTCGACGGTCTCGGTCTCGAGCAGCAGCTCGTCGGCGGAGTCGTCGGCAAGGAATTCGCCGGTCGTGGTGGGCGTGTTGAACTGGATGTTCTCGCCCTTGGTCTGATAGCTCAGCGAGGGCGGACCAAAGAGTACCTTCGGTACCCAGACGCAGGTGTACTTCGTGACGCCGTCTACTTTGTCCGGCGCGTAGAAGCCGACGCCGACGTAGTTGGCGATGTCCTTGGCCGAGAACTTGATATTCTCCTTGGCCGTGTCCGTCGTGCAGCCGTAGAACATGGCCTGGGCGGCCTTCTTGATGTACTTGACGGCCAGCGAGATCGTGCCGCCGGTGGCGAGCTTGATATACTCGGCCAGCTTGGATTCGGCGTACAGACGGCCCTCGGCAAATTTCAGCTCGAGCTGCGCGCTCATGGCGTCGCCGACGTCGGTCGGGTTTTCATAGGATACGGTGCCGGACGTGTTTTTGTACTTGCCCGCCCGGATGCCGCGTAAGTCAAAACTAGGCATTACTGCAAGCCCCTTTCTCGTAATTTTTCGTTGATGATTTTTTCGAATTCCTGTTTAATCATCGGTGTCGCCGCATCGGACCCTCTGTTCCAGAAGTACGTCCCGACGATTTGCCCGTATTCTTTGGCGCGTCCGTAGTTCAGAACGAAAACGATCAGATTCCTTCGTACCCCGTTCTCGTTTTTCCCGGAGACCGTGACCGTGATATATGGCAGGTCGTTTTTGTCGCGCTTGATTTTCTTGCTGTACTTGATCTTGTTTTTATACCCCTCAAAGTTGAACCCGCTCGTTCTGACCCGCTCCCAGATCTCTCTAATCGCGATATCTCCGGCAGCATAGAGCAGTTCCTGCTGCATCTCTTCGTCAAAAAGGTCCATCTTCGAAAGCGCATGAATCATCTCGTTCATGCCCTCGACCTGTAAATTAGCCATAGGCCGCGCCCTCCGTTTCGGCGACGAGGGCGATCTGCGTTCGGCCGGTCTCCTTGTCGTATGTCTCCATGTCGACGGTCACGATGTAGCCAGCGGCCTCCAGCGCGGCTTTTGCCCGCTGCAGGAGGCTGGCGGCAAAGCCCTCGGCAAAGATGGAAACGGCGTACTGCACGCCGGTCTCGGCCTCTCCGCCCTCGGCGTAGAGCTGCCCGGACTGGCCGAGCAGCTGATAGGTGATGTAGGTTTCTTCTCCGCCCTTGTATGGCGGGTGGCAGACCGGGACGCCCAGGTCTGCCAGCGCCTCATAGATCATCATGCGCCGTCCCTCCGTTTGCAGGTCAGCTCTACCTCTTCCGTCTCCGCGCCGTAACTGCGGACGACGTCAAAGACGTCCGAGCCGCAGGTGATCTGCTGCTCGCCGCCGTACTCCGCGCTGTGCATGCGAAAAATTGCGTCCGTGCGCTTGCCGGCTTGCGCGGCCTGGTAATACTCGGCGCGGTTTACGGACTTGCGGGCGGCCCAGACGGTTGTCTCGCGTTCGAGCTTTTCGGTGGTCTGCCCGCTCACGATGGGGTAGGACAGCAGGCGCAGCGTGATCTGGGTGTCAAAGATCACAGCACGCGCCCCCTCCCTCGGCGCCCGGCGAATAGTCGTCGGACAGGCCCATCGCGTCGCGCAGCTCCTCAAAGCACGTCTTCCATTCGTCGCCGCGGCCGCAGAAGTCATGCTGCCAGCGGACGAAGGCTCGGACGGCGTCTTTGACCAGCGGGTCTTCGTCCGCCCCCTCCGCGCCCGCAAGATGCAGGCGCAGGAGGCAGGCGTCAATCTCGTCGGCGAGCTCGTCGTCAAGGGCGTTTGTGGTCAGCCGCAGGGCGGTTTTTGCAACGTTGATCAAAGCCATTGGTTATCCCTCCCTGTTGGCCGCGCGCCGTCAGGCTTTCTTCTTGGTCAGCGTGACGAGGCTGGTGACGTCGGCGCACGCGCCGTCGGCGATCTCGATGGCCTTTGTGACCTCGTCGTCGGTGTCCTCGTCGGTGTAGCGCTTTACCGTCATGCCCATGTTCTCGTTCCAGAGGTAGTACGCCGGATCGAACATAAAGGCAAAGACGGTGTCGGCCGTGACCGACGCCGCAAAGGCCGGCAGGTAGTCGCCGGTCAGGATGACCTCGCGGCCGAGGATGTAGTTGACGGGCTTGCCGTTGATGCCGTAGTTGACGCGCGCGACGGGCTGGCCGTTGTTGTCGACCATGCCGACGATCTGCGTCTCGAATGTCTTCTTGGACATGAACCAGACCGCGCCGTCATATGCCTGCGGCAGCGCAGCTTCGGCCTTGCACAGATCCTTGTAGGTCAGAGCAGTTGTCGCGGCGGCAATGTCGATGTTCTGGCCGGTCGGGGCGGTCTCTGCAAGGATTCCCTTCGGCTGGCCGGAACCGGTGCCGTTGATGATGGCCTGCTCCTTCGCCTTTACCATCGCATTTGCGACGTTCCGGACAAACTGTGCCTCGAACATCGGGTACGCCATGATAGAAACTTCCAGCGACATGGAGATCGCGCAGCGCAGCTTGTGGTACGCAAAGACGATCTTGCCGGTCGAAGTCTTCTGTTTGTCGGAGCCCTCACCCTCGGCGACCCAGGAGGCCGTCGGCTTGGCCGAGCTGGTCGGGACCTGGACGCCGCCCGCGTAGGACGTGTGTGTTACGCGCGGCAGGATCATGCCGATGGCTTCCATCTTCTCGTAGATCTTCTGGATCGTCGTGGTCGGGATGACGCTGCCGACGTCGGTTGTCTTGGTGTTGGCGTCCACATTGGTCAGCTCTGCGGGAATCTTCTTGCCGGTCAAAACGTAGTTCATGAAGGCCCGCTTGTACTCGTCGGTGTCGTACCGGTCGAGCACGTCCGGAGTCTTTGCCGTGCCGGACAGGTCGATGGACTGTGCCGCCGCAGCCGGAGCCGCGACTTTCTGACCCGCAAGCGCGTTGAGGTTTGCCTGGATCTTGGCTTCCTCCTCAAACTTGGCGTCGAGGGCCTCGACTTCTTTCATCTTGGCCTGTGCCTCTGCGGTCTTGCTTTCGTCCAGCAGCTTCTGGGCGTCGTCCATGAGCTTCTGGCGCTGGATGTTGTAAATTTCCTTCGTCATTTCAGTTCTCCTTTGAGTTTTAAAAATTTCAGTTTTGCTTCTGCCTGCGCCCGTTTGGGCATAAAAAAATCAGGCTCTGCGGCCTGACCTTTTAAAAAGTTTTCCGCGCGCCGGAGCGCGTCTTCGCTGAGCATGCCGGAATAAAAATCCGCGGCCAGCGGTTTCTGGCCGGTATCCGGCTGCATCACGCGGTCGACGAGGCCGAGTTCTACGGCCCGCTCCGCTGTGATCCATGTTTCTGCGTCCATCATGGCGGCGATCTCCTGCTCTGTCTTTCCGGTCTTGGCAATGTAGGCCGAGATGATGGCGTGGTTGGCGTCGCGCAGGACACCGGCGGTGTGCTCCATCTGGCGGTAGTCGCCGTCGGCGCTGGACTGGACGTTGTGGATCATCATCATGCCGGTCGGCGTCATTTCCGACTCGCCCGCCATGGCGATGATGGACGCGGCCGAGGCCGCAAGGCCGACGATGCGGATGTGGACGCCGCCCGCGTAGTTGCGCAGGGCGGTATAGATCTCGCTCGCGGCGAAGATCTCGCCGCCTCCGGAATTGATCTCGACTTCGGCCCGCTCACCGTTTCCTGATGCAAGCGCGTCGGCTACGGATTTAGGGCTCGTCGCCTCCATGCCGTACCACTGATAAAAGCGGTGCTGGTTGCTGGACACGATGGGCCCGCGAATGCTGATCTTCATGCGGTTTCATCTCCCTTCTGGTTGGTATTCTGATTGACCGGCTGCGTATCGAGCCGCCGGATTGGCTTGTCTCCGCCGTCTACCGGCGCGAGGTTGAATGCGCGCCGCCATTCGTTCGGCGTCAGCGCGCCTCGGTCGACCATCTGCAGGAGGTTGAGCTTGGTCGAGGTCGAGGCGAAGTCCCACGCGGAGGCCTCGAATACGATGCGATTCCCGCAGCCACGCTCGCGCCGGGAGAATAGCTTGCGGGTGTACTCGCCGCTGAGCTGCTTCAAAACCGGCTCGATCTCGGCGTCAAAATAGGCGTTCTGCTCATCCTCCGTCGCAATGGATGTGACGATGTGCGGGTTGGTATTGAACAGGGCATAGATGCGCTGCGTGGTCTTATCCATCTGGGCGGCGTTCGGGACGTAGTCCTTGGGGTCGATCTGCTTGGCCTCGGCCTTTGCGTCTACTGCTGCAACGCCCGTGCCGTTAGTCACGTTCAGAAAACTGTCCGCGAAGTCCTGCGCGCGCTGCTTCACGTCCTCCGGGCGCATGGACGCGGCGAACATCAGCAGCCAGCGAATCACGGCGCTGTTTCGGATGGCCTTTACGATGCCCTGATCCGTCGTCGTTACGATCTCCATGAGCGGCACGATGGCCGGGGCGATCGGGTCGCCGAAGATATCATTTTCGTAAAAGTCCCCGCGCAGGTGGATGATGTCGTCATAGGCAAACGTCAGCACATTGCCGTTCTGCATGTAAAACTTCAGGTACAGGTTCCCGCCCGCGTCGTAGACCGCGTCGGCCTGCATGGCCGCGACCGGGAAAATGGCGTTCGGCAGGCCGTTTTCATCCCGCAGGATGACCGCGAAGGCGTTGTTGTTGAGGACCAGCTGCGCGGCCAGCTTCTCCTGCAGCATCTGGCCGGTCATGTACTGGTTCGGCTCTTCGAGCAGGAAGCGGATGTACGGCTCCGGGTTGACGGCGATCTTCCGCGTCTGGGCGGTGATGGTCTCCCGGATGTGCTTGGCCGTCAGCTTGCCGATGGCCTTGATCTTGGGCCGGATGCAGGCGCGGACGATGTCGGACTGATACATTTTTCCGTTGTAGCTGTAAAAGCCATTCCCTCGCTCCTGCACCATCTGGACGGTCGAGACGCGTTTGGTGGTCGTGATATTCGTCAGGAGGTTTTTCAAAAATCCCATGTTGTCACTCCTAGAGCATACTGGTGTATTCCGCCTGCTTCTGGTCGTAGATCGTGTAGGCGTCGAGCAGGGCCGCCGTGCCGTCAATGCGGCGCGTGGACTTGCTCGTTTTGTGCGGCTGAATATTGCCGTTTTTGTCCTCGTCGTAGGCGGTGTTTGCGAGGTTCCATTTGTCGATCGGGTGGTTGTTGTAAATAATGCGCTTGGATTCCAAGTCGTTCCCGCAGCGCTTCATTGGCTCAGACAGGGTCTTGACACCCTGATGCACGGCGATCATGGCCTCGGCCCCGAAATAGTCCGCCATGCTGTCCACCCAATAAGACGCAGACCACGCATCATACCCGATAAAGGGGATAAAAATATCGAGGTCTTCCTGTACCTCGATGAACCATGCTTTGACGTCCTCATAGCGGATCTTGTTTCCCTCTGACAGTCGGAGCAGCCCTCGCTCATGCCACTTGTCGTAGGGGATCTTGTCCTCTGTGACGCGCTTTTCCAAAAGGTCCTGCGGCAGCCAGTACATCTGCAGCACAAACAGGATCTCCGGCAGCTCCGGCACCTGGAACATGACCTTCGCCGCCGTCAGGTCAGTGGTCTTGGAGAGGTCCGCGCCGCCGATGCCGTATCGCGGGTAGGAAAGCACGCGCTCCTGCGTCTTTCCGTCCGCCATGTGGTGCTGCCAGATCAGGCGGCGATTTTCCCTGTCGAGCTGGAAGGTGTCGCGGTTGTCCAGCTGCTCAAAGTTGAGCCAGGCTTCGCTGGAGGTCTCGCGGAGGTTGAAATCCTTGCAGACGAGGTTTCGGACGAGGGCCGGGTTTTTCTCCGCCCGCTCGACCCGCTCTTTGAGGGCCGTGTAGCTCTTGATCGTCCCGAGGCCCGGATTTGCCTTTTTCCAGCAGTCCGGGTCCGTCCACTCGCTGCGCTTGTCGAGCTCGTAAATAAACGCGATCCGGCGCGGGTCGTGGTACCCGTCCGGATCTTCGTAGCCGTTTATGATGCGCTCGGCTTCTTCGTATTTCTCGTCGTAGATGTCCTCGCGGATGGTGCCCGCTGTGGAAGTGATAAAGATCAGCGGCTGCTCACGGGCCGTCACGCCGTCGGCGATGATGTCGTACAGGGCGCGCCCGCTCTTCCACTGGTGGATCTCATCCATCATGGCCCCGTGGATGTTGAGGCCGTCGAGGGTGTCACTGTCAGAGGCCAGCGGCTTGAAAACGCCGTCGTTAAAATCGCTGTCCAGCTCAGCGACCAGACTGCGCATCCGGCGGCAGAGCGCCGGGGACTTCTTGACCATCCGCTTTGCTTCCTGCCAGATGATCTTCGCCTGGTCTCGCTTGGTGGCCACGGCGTAGACCTCCGGGCCAGCCTCACCGTCCGCCGTCTGCAAATACAGGCCGACGCCGGAGGCCAGCAGCGATTTGCCGTTTTTCTTGCCGACAATGAGGATCGCCTCGCGATACTGGCGATTGCCCTCGATGTCGATAAATCCGAAGACGGTCGCCAGCAGCGCTTTTTCCCATAGCTCCAGCCGGACGAGCTGGCCGCCCGCCTTGCCCTTGGAGTGGTGGCAGTAGTTCTCAAAAAACTCGAGGACGTGGTTTGCCCGGCGCGGGGAATAATAAAACTCGGAATCCGCGTTTTCAAGCTGCGCGACCACATGTCTGTAGGTCTTCTGCACCTTGAGGCTCACCGTTTCACGTCCGGACTGGATCGCGGCCCAGTATTCGAGGATCGGATTGTACGTTTCTGGATAGCGCGTCACAGCTCGTCACGCTCCCGGACAAAGCTTGCAAAGCCGTCGTCCTCCTGCTTCGGCGCGGTGTCCGGCTTCGGCAGGAGCGCCGTGAGCTGCTTGATGATCTTCTGGTAGTTCGCGTTCGTGGAGTTGTACGCCTGCCCGATCGGCCGGGCGCGGTCATATGGCTCGAGCCGCTCCGACTGCTGGAATTTCTCCGTCCAGCCGTTTTCCCGCAGGTCGTCCGCCATGTCCTCGCACTCGATGCGCATAAAGGCTGCCTGATCGATGAGGCCAGCGGCAGTCCCAGCCGCTTCCTTCGGCAGATTCCGGTAAAGCTTTTTCAGACGCGCTTTCTCCGCGCGGATCCGCTGTTCTTTGGTCTTTTCACGCTGATTCGCCACAGAAAACGCCTCCTTTTTGCGTGATTTTTGCCTCCTGCTCACGCGTGCGCGTGGATTACTTATCGCCGCTTCAAAGCAGGGGGGCCTCGCGAACGTCCTGCGTATTCTTCCGAGGTAGGGCGTGCGGTGATCTAGCCGGCGCCCCGGCCTCGCGCGACGGGGGGGATCGGGTCTCCGGCGGCGTCGAAGAAAATTTTTCGCGTCAGAGATTTTGCGACTCCGTGACCGTCGAACTGATCGTGACAGTCTTTACAGACGTACTCGAGGTTGGAGTAGGACAGGCTGACGTCCGGGTCGGTGATGTTGTCCGGAGTGAGCGCCCGCTTGTGATGGACGATATAGCCCGGCTTGTCCCGGCACTCTTCGCACAGCCCGCCGTCGATGGTCCGGCGGAACTTGATATACCCGGCGCGGCATTTCTTCCAGCGCCCGGACGCGTAAAAGCTCGCGGCCCATGGCTGCATCCTGTTCCCTCCAATTCTTCACGTTATCACTGTAGCACAGATTTTAGGCTCTGTTAGCTCAACTTTTGCGGTATCCCATTGCCCGCGCTGCCTCGTAGACAAAGCGGCTGTACATCCGCTTGGCCGTGGATGTGCTCACGTGTACCTGTCTGGCAGCGGACTCCAGACTCTCGCGCGGCCAGATCCATGTATGCAGGCGCACGATCTCCAGCACATCGCCGCCGTCCCGCCAGGTCTGCACGGTGTTGATGGCGGACTGGATCGCCGTGTAGTCCTCGTACTCCCGTGAGGACAGGACGCGCACCGCAATGTCCTCGACGGCGCGGCCGGAGGATTGCCCGCCTGGCTGCGAGGAATAGCCCGGCGTGATCTTCTGCCGGCTCATATCCCGAACCTGTCGGCTCAGTTTCGGGTATTCGCCGATGGTGCGGCATACATTTCCGTACCACCAGTATCTCGGTTTCGACATCTGTTCAGCTCCTTCCTTCTTCGTCGCAAAACTCAACACATTTACAAGGCTTAAAGAAGGCGGCTCCCGGTCCGCTTGTGTGTTTCGTTTCTGGGATCCCATACATATTTGAAATATAGGAATCCATACTGCGTGGCTCTGGACTCGACGAGGATGTAGCCGCGCGGGGCGACTGGCGGGCGCTTCGGGCTGTAGTCCCGGACCGCCTCGGTCGCGGGCTCCGGCTCCGGCCGGACGCAGCTGCGACTGGCCTTGTACCTGTGGCCGCCGAACTCCTTGCGCCAGTGGCCGTGTAGGTAGTTGGCCAGCGCCGTGTAGTCCTGCCCGTGGTCGACCTTGTTTCCGTTTTCATCTAAGTAATAGTTGTGCTTCCGCAGCGGTTTGGAGTCGATGACGCTGCCGAGGCCCCAGAGCCTGCCGAGCTCATCTGCAGGAATGCCGTCCGTGATCAGGTGCAGGTGGAAGCGGTTGGTCGATTTGCCCCGGCCGTAGACGATGACGATCTTGGCCTCCGGATACCGGTAGACCATGCGGCGGTAGAACTTATCCCGGATCCGGCGCATCTCCTGCGCGGTATGTACCTCATGTTCGGGGTCGAGCGTGAGTGTGGAGTAATAGCTCGACGGGGAGAAGTTGGCGTTGACGATCCCGGCGAACTTCCCGGCCGAGACCCTGGTGTTCAGCTCGTCGCGTTCTTCCTGCGACTGGAACCGCGGCTTCTTCGGCCGGCTGGTCTTCGGAGCTGTGCCACCCGCCACCGTGTACACGATCTGCTCGCAGACCCTCCCGGAAAATTTCCGGCGCTTGTGTCTCTTTACCATAGCTCCTCCTGCCTCGGTTTATTTCCCGAGGCTCGCAATGATGCCCTTTTCACGTTCAGACAGCTCCCAGACGTGCGCGGCGGCTTCCTCGGCGGCAGCTTTCTCGGCGGCAGCTTTCTCGGCGGCAGCTCGGTTTGACAGCAGCAGCCCATGACCAAAGATTCCCTTTCCCGTTTCGCGCTGACTATCCAGTTTGGTAACGTACGTGCAGTCCTCGCGTTTAACCGCAAACTCTATACCGTAGTGCGCATATTTCTGCAGCATGGCTGCTGTCAGCACATGGTCCGGATATGTATATTTCGGCCTCTCCTTTTTTGTCTCCGCCTTAATCTGCCGCATCGCCCGCTCGACCGCTTTTCTGAGCGTCGGGGCGCTCTGCGCGATGTTTCCTCCGAAACTTGTTACAA